TGACCGTTGATCTCTGTCATTCCAGCGACGCCGGAGATGTGCACGGTGTCGCTGCCGGTGAATGAATGGGCGGCGCCAAAGTCGATGACCGCCTGCGATGCCTTCGAAATACCGGTGATCGCCTTGGTCCTGTTGGCGGCGAAGGTGATCCGCCCGGTGGTGCTCGCGAGCGTCCAGCCACTGGCCCACGTAGCACCTCCGACAGCGACTACTGCTGTCCCGGCCACCGGCTTGTGAATGGTGCGCACAGGCAGACCGGCGCCGCTCGGCGTGCCGCCCTGGCCGTATTCCTTCTGCAGTTGGTAGACGCCGGCGCTGATGCGGGACAACGTCTGGTCGAGCGCGGTGGGCGCGGACCGTCCATCGGTGCGCGTGGTAAAGTCGTCCGGCCAGCGGACGCGGAACCCGGAATAGCGCCCGTGCGCGCGGTCGTATAGGTCGAGGACGCGCTTGATGACGTCGTCCCGCAGGCTGGTGAAGTTGATGACGAAACTCTTCATGGGAAGGTTGTGCACGAGTCTCCGGTACTCCGATCCGCCGGCTGTGCGGGTGATCTGCACCTGGTAGGCCGATCGCGTCTGGGCGCCGGTGCGGACTTCCTCAGGCATCCGCTCTTCGAGAAATTCAGGCATAGCGGGCGGCTCCTGCGACGGTCTGGCCGATGCGCCGTGCGATCTCGCCTGCTGCCTGCCGGAGATCGCCGCCGGACGATCCGGACCCCATGTTGATGATGACGCTGATGTTCTGCCCGCCGCCCGGGCGGTTCTGCGCGGCCGGGGTGATGCGTTCGCCCTTGTGCACGACGGCCAGCATGTCGCGCGGCACGTATGGGATGCCGACGTCGAAGCTGGGCAGCAGGCCTGACAGCGTATCGAGGAATGATCCGATGAGGCCGCTCGAACCGCCGCCGCCACCGCTGCCGCTACCCTTCCCGAGATCGCCGAACAGGCGGCGGATGAGGTCGGCGGCGACGGCCTCGGCAATCATGCGGCGGATCATGTCGCCGAATGCCTGCAGCATGCTTTTTGTGCCGTCTGCGAATGGGTCAAAGAGGAAGTTCGCGAATGATGTCTGCATGTTCTGCGCGGCATTCTTGGCGAACTCGTCGAGCAGGTCGGTGGTGTCCTCGCCTTTCGATTCCAGGCGCTGCATTTCCTCGCCGGCACGCGATGCGGCGCGTCCGAAGGTTTCCATGTTGATGGCGCCGGCATCGAGCAGGGTTACCAGTCGGTCCAGCTCTGCATTCAGCGCTTCGGTCGGCGTGCGCACCGACTCGAAGACGCGCGCGCCTTCAGCGAACAGCTCGAGGCGCTCGCGTTGCGCTTCCGCTTCCTTTTCGGCCTCTGCCCGGGCAGCCTTGATGTTATCCAGCGTTTCGGCGTAACCGCGAGCGATTGCGAGATTGGCGGCCGTTGCCGTCCTGTACTTGCCGTCGGCGATCGCCAGCTCGAGCTTTTCGACTTCGGTGAGCTCCTGCGTGGCGCGGATCTGGTCCCGCAGTTGTTCCACCAGTCTGGTGCCGTCGTCGATTGCTTTGGCGGTCCGTCCGCCACTGCGCGATGTGCGGTCGCGCTCTCCGCCGCCGATGAATGCTTTCAGGGCTATTTCGGACGGCGCCTTTTTGCCTTCCGCAGACTCATCCGTTTTGCTGCCTGCCTTGTCCTTGCCGAACTGGCGGATTGCCTCGAGCTGGCCCCGCACGCCGGCGATCTCCTTGTCGAGATCTCCTGGTTTGCCGAAGACGAGGTTGTTGATGATTCCGCCACCAGATTCCTTCGCGTTCTTCGCGCGCCGTTCAAGGTTGGCGAGTTGCTCCTCGAGCGTCTTGATCTGCCCGGCCTTGCTGGGGTCGATGTCGCCGAGCGCGAGGTCGAAGGGAATCTTCGCCAGGCCGATCAGGCCGCGGAAAACGGCGGCGAGGCCTTCGCCTTTTGCGGCGAGTTGTTCGACGCTTTCGGCGGTGCGAGTGAGCGACGGAACGAGCGAGTTGGTCAGCTCGACCGCGGCTCCGGAGACGCGCGCCTTGAGCACATCGAGCCGGCCGTTCAGCTCGGCTGCGGCTTGCGCCGACTTCTCGGTGACTCCGGATACGTCGCGGAACTTGTTGATCAAGTCGCCGATCGACTGGCCTCCGTCGGAGAGCAGCGGGGCAAGGCTTGCCCACGACTTGCTGACCGCCTCGGCGGCGAACGCGGCGCGCATCTGCGGGTCTTCGATCGCGGCATAGACGTCCGCGAGCTGTTTCAGGGCTTCCAGCGGCTCACGGGCGGTGATGCCGACCGCGGCGAACTGCTCTGCGTTCTTGCCGATGTTGACCGACAGCTTGTTGACGGCGGCGGCTACGCCTTCGAGGTCCGTCCCGCTGGTGATGGCAGCGCCCTTGAGACCGGCGAGCAATTCGATGCTGATCGCGGTTGACTTGCTGAGATCGGATAGCGCGTCCTGCGCGTCGAGTGCTTCGGTGACGAGTCGGCCAAATCCGCTGGCGATGCTGCCGATCGCGACACCGGCGAATACGTTGCGCAAGGACTCGCCGACGGCATCGAACGCACGGCTCATCTTTGCCGCGCTCTGCTCTGCCAGGCGAGACACCTTACCGAGATCGCCCTCTATTCCGGCTAGCCTGGCATTGATATCGACGGTGAGTGCGGCAATGGCCATCAGGATTCCACTGCTGTGCGGTTGTGATCGCGGATCGTGATCAGTTGCAACACGAGCGGCTCAGGGTCACGGATGCCGAGCAGGTCGCAGACCAGCGGCAGTGCCGTCCAGTCGAGGCCACCCATCATGTTCCAGGCTTGCAGCGCCGATTGTGCGCTGGCCGGCGGACTGCGCCCGGTCTGGATCTCCCGTGGGAGCGCCGCGTCCTCCAGCCAGGCGGTCAGTTTCCCAGCAGCGCATCCAGATCCTCGCAGTGCCGCTTGAACGACTCGACAAGCGCCTCGGCGACTTTCGCAAACAGATCAGGCCGGTCAGCCAGCCATTCGGCGCAGGCTTCTGCATCGAATGGCAGCGGGTGTGGGTCGCCGTTTGGAATGAGGTCTGCTTCGGTGACTCCTTCCCATCCGCTGACAAGCGACAGAATGCCGCGCGCCGGGTTGCCATTGCGGATCCGCTCCTCGTGCTCGAGCGGGGTCGGGCGCTGGGCGATGATAGTGAAGTGTCCGCATGGGATGCGGACTTCACGCGCTCGCCGCAGCTTGTTGGCGAGTGCGCTCATCAGGATGCGTAATAGGTCGGCGTACCGTTCATGGTGATGACGGTCGGCGTCGTCACAAGCTGTTGTGCAGACCCGCCGGGAAGCAGTGCGGCGGCGACGTAGCCGGCAAACAGCATGATCTGGCCGCCGCTGCCGAAGGTGAACTTGAAGACCCGCTTGGCCTGGTTGTCGGATGCCGTTTTCATGGCCAGCAGGCCGGCGTCGGAGACGTCCCAGATGTGATCCATCGTAAAGTTGGTCGCTTCCGGCAGACCGGGAAGCTGCGTCTTCGCGTTGCCGTGAATGGTCGTCGAGTCGATGAGCTCGAAATTGCCGCCGCTCGAGGTGATGTTCGTGGCGGTGGTGATCGACGTTCCCAAAGTGACTTTCTCGGCCGTTCCGGCGCTGAACGTGTCGAACGAGGTGGTATCGACTCCTTCGAGCTGAAAGGTATCGGTCGTCACGCCGGCGACACGAACCGCCTTGTCATTGATCTGGTACATGCCGCTGATCGACAGAAAGACGATGTCGCCATTGCTGTAGCCGTGGCTGGTCGATGTCACGACGCCGGGATTGGCTTTGGTGATGCCGGTGATCGTCTTTGCCGCCGCCAAGGCGGACTGCATTGCTACTGCTACGTTTTTCCATACCTTTGCGGTGGCCATGTGGATTTCCTTTCAGGGTTTCAGACGGCGACGAACCACGTCGCCGAGATGCTTTCGACGAAAAGCGCGAGGTCTTCGTCGATACCGCTGATGCGGTTGGTTTTGGGGAATTTGGCAGCGACGAGCGCCGCCTCGATCTGATCTGCGACGGCCGCGGCACTGGCGCGGGTCTTGGCCCAGGCGTTGATCTGCAGGTCAGCAAAGTCGCCGAAGCTGCCGCCATGCACGGTCAGTACCGGCTGCGTGCCGGTGCGCGTGTAGACGACGGCTGGGAGCTGATGTTCTTCCGGAAGGATGTCCGGATAGATGCGCGTGCCTACCAGGGCAGTCAGCCCGGATGCGGCGGCGAGGACGGCGTAGAGTTCGGTCTCGGCGCTCATGCTTTGCTGTTCAGCCGGTTGATTTCCTCGCCTGCGACGCTGATGAAGACGTCGGCGGCTTGCGGAAGCTTCTTTGCTGCGTCAGCAAGGAACGGCTGGGCGCGCATCTTGCGCGTGCCAAACTCGACGAAGCGCCAGTAGAACGGATCGTTTTGGTTGTTGGCGCCGGCAGGGCCGAGTGCGGCTTTTCGCGTTGCGGATTTCGTGCCGGCAAGCACGGACTGCAGCGGGCGAACGTTGATGAAGACGCCAACAAGGCGCTGCCTGGCAGCGATCTTGCTGCGGCGGACGGCGATGGCGCGCTTGAGAACGCCTGGGCGGCGGTTCTTCGCTGGCTCGCTGAGCACCGGAACCCGGGCGCGCGCTTCGTCGCGCACGATGCGGCCAGCGGCGCGCAGGGCTTTGCCGACGGCGCGCTTGCGAATGCGCTCCGGCATCTGCTGCAGGGCTGCTTTCAATTCGTCCAGTCCCTTGACTTCGAGCTCAAATGGTTTTCCGTTCATGTTGTCATCATCCGATCACCGGATACTCTTCCTCGGTTCCATCCTTGTCGCTCAGATAGTGGATGTCGAACTCGAGAAACCGGGCATCATCTCCGTAGTCGTCCAGAGGGTCTGTTGGCAAGCGGCGAATCTTGACGTTGATGACGCAGCTCTCGCGCTTGTTTGGCATGGTCAACTCAGGAAACTTGTCCAGAGCGTGCATGCGGACGGTATCTGCGTGCGAAACGGCGTTCGTGGCGTTGATCCACGCCGAGTATGCGGGGAACACCGCACCGACGTTCGCGATGCTGTAGCACCACTGCCAGAGCGGCGAACCGGCGGCGGTCGTCGTCTTCTCCCAGTGGATGTGTGGCTGCATGGTGCTCCCGGCCTGCCAGCGGTGGGGGACCTGCCTTGTCGCTGCGATGTTGTTCTCCGTCGTTCCGGAGAACAGCCAGGTTCCAGGCACCGTCGCGTTGTCAAGCGTCGGCGGGCCAGCAATCCCTAACGGGTTGAACGCGTCCGGTGCGAATTGCAGGTCGTCCCATGACAGGATGTTGGCATGCTCTCTGCGGTGTCCGGACGGTGTCACTTCGCCAGCCAAAGTCCTGAGCATGCGAATCAACCGATCCAACCGAGCCATTTCGGTAATCGCCTCGGTCTCGAGTCCGTGGACGGCAGCTTCAATCTCCTCGGCAAGCTGTGTGCTCATGGTGCGATCCCGTTCCGCTGACCCGATACGGCGAGGATTTCCATGGTTTCCTTGCGCGCGTCGAGGTCGATGATCTGCGTGATGTCGTAGGGCTCGCTGCGCCAGAGCATGCGGTGCTCTCTCTGCAGAGACGGCAGGTGCCGAATGCGGATGCGGATGTCGCAGGCGTACTGTTCGCTGTTGGCGGCGAAAAACTCGCGGCCCCGCAGCGGGATGACTTCGGCCCAGACAGCGTGATCGGATGTGCTGGTGACTAGGTCAGACCATGTGACGACCTCTTCTCCGATGCTGTTGCGCGTGACGGACTTCGACTGCGGCGTTACCCGTTCGCGCATGTGGCCAGCGGCGAGGCTCACAGATAGACCCTTTCCGGGTCGAGCAGGGAGTTGATGTAGGGCAGCCTGGCCTGGGCGCGCTCGGTGGTGGCCTCGCGGAAGGCGTACATCGAGCCGATCATCAGGAGCATCCACTGCTTGATGCACTGCGGGACGTCGGCGGCGGCGCCGTATCCGGCAGTGAATCGGATGCGGACGCTGTTTGCGAACGCGCGCGCGGTCGGCCAGGATGTGTCATAGGCTGGATGCATCCATCCTGGGACGGTTGTCGAGTCAAGGACATAGGCAGATGGAGACAGGACGGCATCGATACCGTCCTGACCGATGTAGGTGACACTGCTGATAGCGATCGGACGGAACTTGCCCAGCGCGATGGCCGACTGATCAGACGGGAAATCCTCGTATGCCGCCTGCCACGTCTGCGTAATCAGCGGTCGCTGCAGCTCGTGCTCGGCAGCCATGCGCGCTGCGGTGATCAGCGAGGTAATCAGCGTGTCGTCCGATGTGTGCTCTACGCGGCAGTGAGCCTTGGCCTCGGTGAGCGTGATCGGCTCCGTTGCCGGTGCGGTGATCAGGGTCATGGTCATGGATGCTGACTTTTACGGGTCCATCCCGCTGCCGGCGACGAAGATGCTATCCATCAGAGCGGCATTCCATCCGAGCGCAACTCGCATCGCATTGATTTCTGGATCAGTGCGCCGAATGGTCTTGTTGTCCCACTTCCAGAACTTGATTTGCGCGTAGGTTCCAGTCGGAGCAATCTGGTCCGCCGGGTCTTTCGCATCCACACCGACAATGCCACGGATGTAACCCTCGATGGCTTGCAGGCGAGCTCGAGCGATGGCGTCAGCCCCCTGCATGAGTTGCCGAGTCGTCAGCACGATTGACGACGGGTCTGCTGATGCCGCCTCTGGAGGAATGTCAGATCCTGTCAGTACAGTAACCCGTGCTCCTGAAATAATCGGATATTTTGGGCTAGGAAGTGCGTTTATTTGCGCCCATCCTGCTACGGTGTTGTCGAATCTCAGGGTTGCCATTGATCACGCTCCGTACTTAACGGTAAATTCCCTGAGAATTCCAAGGGCGCTATCTGTTACCGTGTCTCTTGATATTGTAAATGTGATGGTTTGGTCTACTGACAAGTCCAAAGCAGTCTTGTCTCCAGAGTATGTCGTAGAAGAAGAACCAAGCCAGCCGCTCGAGTTTCTGTTTCCGATCTGTGTAGTTTGTACACCTGCGTTTTGACGAACAAACTCCCAATCCACATCACAATTGGATGTTGTTGCGGAAGCAGTCTGCAGAGAGGTTGTGCCTATCTTTAACCTAAATATTTTCGCTCCTGCAGAATTGTTTGTTCTTTGTGCAACCATTCCGCGAAGAATTCCGTTTGGACCAACAGACCCGCCAGGAAGTGCGAATGAAACCGCTACAACCTCGGCTGCTGGTTGTGTAATGTATCCAGCCGTGCAGTTTGGAAGGGTTGTTGGCGATGCGATAAAAGCAGGGTTTCCAGACCCCACTGTGTACGTTTCTGAAAAAATCTCTCCAGCAGTGTCTCCTGTCATCACGCACCAGTACCATCCCGCTGAAAGCCCGCCTGCGCCAGCAGGAATATACGCATACCCACCAGCAGAAAGAATGTTCCAGAAGTTTGTCAGAACCGCCGCGCTCAGTGTGAAGACACCACGAGTGCCGGAAAAACTAAGGCCATTGCTTCCACCGTCGCCCGCGAAGATTACGAACGGGATGCCGGACTGAAACAGACTTAACGGAGCTGTTCTTTCGAGAGCCTTTGACAGTTGCTTCGCTTTGAGATTGTTTTCCTCAAATACGAGAATCATCTCATCGCCGTCAATTACTCCGGCGTCAGGGACATCCGGCAGCGTGATTCCTGGGATTTTCATGTCATTCAGTCCGAGACAAGTTTATTTGGGTGCACAGAGTGGTCATACCGCTGCTCGATCGTTTCAGCTTTTGGCAATGCCGAGATCGGCTGAAGATCAATGGATACTTTTCCTGCATCGTTCGGCTTCAGCGTGATCGCCAGCGTGTCGTATCCGTAGAAGTGCTCCTGCTGCGTGTAGATGCCATCGAGCAGGGTGCTGGTCTTCGGCACGGACAGTTTGATCCCGCGGGCCGATGCGATGCCGAGCCAGAATTCGAGGCAGCCGCGGCCCTTCTCTGCGTCGTGCGCATCCGGATAGGTGTAGTCGCAGCCGAAGAGTGACAGATGCTTGACGCCGATGTGGATCGCGTAGGCGACGGCATAGGCGGCCGTGCTGTTGAAGTAGGCCTGGCCCATGTTGTTGACGACATCCTCGAGCGGGAAGGCAACCAAGCCCGGGTAATCGGGATGCTCGCGACTCGTGATGATCGGTCCGGGATGCACCCGCAGCCACTGCAGCATGCGGGCGATGTTGCTCTCCGGCTGCGCTGCGGCGCGGACTTCCTGGATGCGGACGTCGTCCATGTGAAAGACCCGGTCGCAAAGAACGACTCCGGCCACGGCATTGATGCCCCATACCTCACTGCAGTAGGCGTGCTTGCCGCCCAGGCGCTTGGTGATGTCGATGTACTGCTCGAGCGACGGGCCGAGTCCGAGAATGGCGACGTGTTCCGGTACGGGGAACTCGGCTACCATGCGCTCGTAGGCGCTTTGCCCGGGTTCGGGGCCGCCGCTGCAGGTCGGGCTTCCTTCGCTGTCGTCGTCATCGTCCATGGCGACGCAGCGGGCGATGATGGTGCGTCCGACAGCCCAGTCGGTCACAGGAGCGTGCTCGTCGCGCTGTCCGAACCACTGCGTTACGCTCCATCCGGAGGCATTGAGCAGCGCTTCGAACTGCGGGCGCGTGTAGTGCCGGAAGTGATAGGAAAAGCCGCTGCCATACGGGATTTCGTCTTCGTTCGGCACGGACGCCAGCAGGACTTTCGTGGCCCTGCGCAGCTTTCTGAGCATGCACAGCGCGGCGTCGTCCGGCAGGTGCTCGATGGTCTCGAAGCATACCGCGGCGTCGTATTCGATGGGCAGCTCGACCTCTTGCGCGCTCGCGCAAAGGTAGGTGATCCGGCGGTCCGCCCAGTGGCGTTTGGCGTATTCGATCGCCGGTCCGAAGGCGTCGATGGCCAGCACACGCATGCCGGCACTGGCAAGCATCCATGACCCGTATCCGACGCCGCAGGCTAGGTCGATGACGCGCGGCGAAACGGTGTCGAGATTCAGCAACTGGGCAACGGCAAACCGATAGCGCGCAAGGTGGTCCTCACGGATCCCGTCGAGGTGGTCTGAGACCTGGCGTTCTGCGGACTTCGTCCAGTCCTGCGTCTGCGGCATCGGTATTGCTGCGGCTGCTGGCATGCGGTGTTCCTTGTGTTGTGCGGCGCCGGATCGCTCCGGCGCCTGGTGGATCAACTGATCTGCTTGCGCGGTTACGGGTTGGGCGCCGGCATCACGCTTGGGCTGTAGAGCAGCGCTTCACACGAGATGATCGTGGCGGCGGTGATGGTGCTCTTGATCGAGGCATTGACGTAGCGCTTGTTGCCCCGGTAGCCAACCCGCTTGACGACGTTCTTCGCCACGCCGGAAGTCCTCGTCGCTGCCGCGGCAACACCGGCGAGCAGTTCGGTTCCCAGCAGGTCTCCGTCGGCTACCGATGTGAGCGTGCCGGTGACATCGCCTTCCTTGACCGTTACCGTGAACACGGCATTGGTCGCGGTGATCGATCCGTATGAGCAGATGAATTCGACTCCGGAAAACCCCTGGCGATCGATGACCTTTCCAGTTTGTCCGGTGCCGGTAGTGCCGACAGCGACCGGCGAGATGACGCGCAGGGCGCGGCTGTTGTTGTGCAGATCGTGCATGTGATGGTCCTTTCTGTGTCGTCGTGATCGGTTCAGGAGGCGGCGAACTTCATCAGCTTGATGGCTTCGAAGTTGTAGACTCCGCCGCCGACACGCCGGCGGAAGTTGAACTTGGTCGTGCCCTTGGCGGTGACGTTGTCGCGGATCAGCGTGATTCCGGTGCGGTTGGCGATCAGGTAGCCGCGCCTGAAGTTGCCGTAGGCGACCGACAGGCTGTTGGCAGCGATGGCCGGCATGTTGTCGTCGACCTCGACCGGCGAGCCGAGGAAGCGGCCACCGAACGGCGCGGTGGGGTCGGGCTGCCAAAGGTAGTAGCTGCCCGAGCCGTCCTTCATCTGGCGCGCGGTTCCGAGCGTGGCATCGCTCATGACCCACACGGCGCCGCTGCGGTACGTCTGCTTCAGCGAGTGCTGCAGATCGACCAGCTTGTCGGCCGGCGCGACGGATGCGAAAGCCGCGCTCTTGCCGCTGGCGATGTAGCCGATGTTGCCCCACGTGTAGCTCGCGTTGGCGACGGTGGTGTAGGTGGTGATGCCGCGCGGCTTGGCAATGCCGTTGCCCGAGATGACGGCCGAGCCGATGCCTTCGGCGAAGGCGGTGCCTGCTTCGTAGGTGAGATCGGCGACGAGATCGATGTCGGAGTCTTCGAGGGTCTCGTTGAAAACCCACGGCTCGACTTCGGCCGGATAGGCGACGACTTCGATCTGGCTGAACTTGGGCTCGGTGCTTTCGCCGGCTGTGCCACCTTCACCGGGCCACGCAACGGCCATGCCGGACGTCTTGACGCGCTTGAGCACCGAGCGATTGGCGGTATTGCGAACCAGCGACAGACGGAACAGCGCGCTTTCGGTCATCGCGATGCGGTCGATCTCGGCGGCCAGTTCGGGCAGGACGAGCACGCCGCCGTTGACGTCGTCGGTGCTGTTCATGGCCGCTTTGCGCTCGTGCAGGATCGACTTGTACTTGCGGTCATCTCCGGATCGCAGGAAGTGCGCGAACGCCTGCTTCTGCTCTTCCGGGACGCCACCGCCGGCTGAGGCGGCGCCTCCGGTGCGTTGCGCGGCAAGCTGCATGTCCTGAACGGTGCGGCCGAGCTTGTCGATGTCGGCATTGATGGCGGCGATCTTGGCGAGGCTGTCGTCACTGGCATGGCCGCGCTTCTCGATCTCCTCCAGCCTGGTGTCATTCGCCGACTTGAATTCTTCCCAGGCCTTGGCCTGCTTCTCGAGCATGTCGGCCATGCCCTTGACGTCCATTTCGCAGAGCGAGGAGATGGCGAGCAGGGCGAATGCAGTCTGCTCGAGTCCGAAACCCGGAGCGATGGGGATACCGGCCCAGGCTGCGCCGGCCAGCAGGGCGGCGAATACGCCGACGATGGCAAGACGGGTGTGCTTCATGATGCGTGTCCTTTCAAGGTTGAAAATGAAGTGATGATTCGCTGCGTGGCGGCATGCATGCGCTGCAGGTGGTGATCTGCCTCACGCAGATCGGTACGCCTGATGCGGGCGATGATGCCCTTGGCTTCCGAACGGCTGAAGCCGCCAGCGTCGCGCAGGAGGTCTTCGATTTCGGTGATGGTGTCGATTTCCTGCAAGCTCTTGAGTGCGGAAATGCGGGCATTGCGGTTGGCCGGAAACGTGACCGGCGAAATCTCGATGAGGTCGATCTGCGTCAGCCGGCGCCGCGGGTCTTCCGGCTTGCTGCGCGGCTCGTACTTCTTGGCGACGTAGCCGATGGAAAGCCCATCGATCGCCGGCCTCGGGGTCATGCGCATGAGGGTGTCGATCTCGATTCCGCGCGGGGTCTCGGCGAGCTGGCCGGTAACGCGCAGGCCGGCCCCGTCTTCGGAAAGGTCTTGCCACACGCCAACCGGTGTCATGTCATCTGCGGTGACTCCCATGCCGCCGTGCTGGCTGAGCATCGACGGCCACGGCTGCCGGCCCGACTTTGCGTCTGCGAGGAAGTCGGCGAAGGCGCCCGGTACGATCACGTCGCCATAGGCGTCGATGTTGTTGAACGCGGCGCCGTAGCCGCTGAAGGTGCGGGCCTGCTGTGCGGAATCGTCCGGCAATGCGTCGAACTTCAGCTCTCCGAGCCGGCAGATGAATTGCTGTTTGTTCACTTCGTTGTCTCCTCTGAATCGGCGTCTTCCGTGTCGTCCGAGTCTTCGTCTTCTGCGTCTTCGTCTTCTGTTGCTGGATCGGTCATGTTCATCGGGACGCGGTACTTGTTGCCGCCGGCGTATGGGTTGAGGTCTTCGTAGCTGCGGATTTCGTTCGGCGCGAGCGCACCGATGCCGTAGAGGGTGCGATAGAACTCGGCGCGATCCTTGTGCGAACCGCGCAGGAGACCGGCGACGGTGAAGCGGCAGAAGTATCCTTGGGCGCGCTCGGCAGCGGTGAGCAGCTGCAGGTTGAGACGCTGTTCGATGCGCGCGAACCACGGCCCGAGGGTATGGACGACATGCGCCAGAAACATCTGCTCCGAGCTGGCGTAAGTGGCGGTTCGGTCAGCCTCTCCGATCATGATGGGCAGCACGCGAAAAAAGCGACATACCTCTGCGACCTGGAAGCGGCGCACCTCGATCCACTGCGCCTGGTCGTTCTGCTGGGCGCGCGGGGTCCATTTCATGCCGCCCCACAAAACTGCCGTTCGGTAGGCATTCTTGAGGCCCATCTGTGATGCTTCCCACGATTTGCGCAGCGAGTCGGATTGATCCGGAGTCAGAATGGCGTCCGTGGAGAGGATTCCTCCCAGAATTGCTCCATTGCTGAACTGCCGCGCTCCGTGCTCTTCTGTGGCGAGCGCGAGGCCGATCGCTTCGCGCGCCAGGCGGATACCGTCCAGGCCGTCGATGCTGGTCCAGCTCGGTCCCTTGAGGTGCAGGATCCGTGATGCCGGGTACGTTTTGATGTTCCCGTTTGCGTCGGAGACGTCGTAGGTGATCGACCAGTCGTCGTGTCGCGTTGCGCTGACTTGCTGCGGTTCGAGCGGCTGCAGTTCGATTTTCGCCGGAATGCGGCCAATGGCGTCAGACCGCCGGATCAGGCAGTACGATCGGTTCATCAGAGCCAAGTGCAGGCCAGCGGTCTCGCGCCACTCGTAGGAGGTGATGCCGGGAGCGACGCTGTCGTGCAAGACTGGGTACAGCGGGTGCTCGACTGCTGCATCTGCACCGCCGTCGGCACGGCGGCGGTAGAGTTTCAGCGGAACTTGCGCGATGCCTTCGGCGATGACGCGCGCGCAGGCCAGGGCGCTCGCGGCCTGCAGTGCCGTTTCCCAGGTGACGGCGACGCCGGCCTTCGAGCTGGCCGCTCCGAGAAGATCAAGCAGAAGGTCTGCCCGGGTGATGGCGCTCTTGCTTTCGCCGGTGGTGAAGAAGGACTTGACGCGTTCGAGTACTGGAAAGCGCATCACCAGAACTCGATCCGCGGCGGTTCGACGGGCGGTGCGACGCGGACAATCATGCGCGATAGGGCGCCGATCAAAGCGACTGCGCCGTCGATCTTCTTGGCGTCCGTCTCCCGGCGCGGATAGATGTTGTCCTTGGCATCACGCCAGGCAACGACGTTCGCCAGCATCCAGGTCAGTACGGGGTTGCCGTTGTGGTGCATGCGCTTGGCGAGTACCAGCGCCTCGAGGATCTTCATCGGCTCGCTGAGGTTTTGCACGTTCTGCCGCAGTTCGACCATCGGCGCGCCTTCACCGTAAAGCGTGGTGGCGAGCTGCGTGGCCTGCCATGGGTCGTAGGCGATTTCGCTGATTTCGTGCTGAGCGAGGTCGGAGCGGATGTCGTCTTCGATGCGCTGGAAGTCGATGACGTTGCCTGATGTCGCGGTCATCCAGCCGTCTTCGACCCAGCCGGCGTATTGGCTGTTGGCGTCGTCGCTGGCCGCGGATTCCGGAATGTAGAAGTCGGCGAATGCGTAGTAGTGCGCGCCGTTTCCGGATCCGCGCTCGAACAGCTTTACCTTGGCGGCAACGTCGATCTTGCTGGCTAGGTCGAGCGACATGACGCAGCGGCAGCCGGCCATTTCCTCTAGCGACAAATCGGCATCGGCGCAGGCGTCCCACGCGCGCATGTCCATCCAGGCTGTCGCGGCGTTCACCCAGACGTTGAGGCGTTTGGTCAGGAAGTTCGGGCGGGCCGAGGCGGTCTTCACGGCCTTGTCGGCGAGCCTGCGGATGTCGTCTGGATAGACGGAGACGCCGTAGTTGGGATTGGCCTTCGGCCAGCAGGATTCGTCGGCCCATTCGTCTGATTCGTCGATCGTGTAGACGATGCCGAAGTACGAGTCGTCTTCATGCGCGCTTCCGCGAACCGGGTAGCCGAGACCATCGTGACGACGCAGCGTGGCATTGAGGATGCCTGTCAGGTAGGTGCGCTGCTCGTAGCAGATGCCTGCGCGGTCGCTGCCGGCGGTGGTGATCGACCAGATCATCGACTGCGTGCGCGCGCCCGTTGCGGTTTCAAGGACGTCGAAGACGGCGCGCGTGCGGTGCGCGTGCAGCTCATCGACGACCGCGAAATGAATGTTGAGTCCGTCCAGCGTCGATCCTTCGGCGCTGAGCGGCTGGAATCTTCCGCCATTGAGCACTTCGTACAGACTGTGCGTGAGCACCTTGACGCCGAAGCGCTGCCGGAACTGCGGCTCGCGCATCGCCATCTGCCGGCCATCCTCGAAGACGATCTTCGCCTGGTCGCGCGTGGTGGCGGCTGAATAGACCTCGGCACCAGGCTCGCCGTCGGCTGTCAGCATGTACAGAGCGACGCCGCCGGAGAGCGTGCTCTTCGCGTTCTTGCGCGGGACCTCGATGTACACGGTGCGGAATCGCCGGCGTCCGGTGTCGGTGCGAACCCATCCGAAGACGGTCGTCAGGATGAATACCTGCCACGGCTCGAGCATCAGCGGCCTGCCGGCCCACTCACCCTTGATGTGCGGAAGCAGCTCGATGAAGCGGCAGACGTGCTCCGCCTTGGCCGCATCGAACCGAAACGGGAACCAGTGATCGCGCTGCTCTGCGTCGAGGTCGTCTAGCTGGCGACGGCATGCGGCCTTGGTCCAGACGCATGCCGGAACAATCCTTGCCAGGACGTTCTCCGCATAGTCGCGGGCGATCTGCAGGTAGTCTCCAGGTCCGCGCTGCATCAGATCGCACCCCACCCGGATTGCTTGCCGTCGTCAATGCCTGGGAGTTGCATCTGGCCATCGTTCTCGCTGGCCGTCACGCGCGAACGAGAATAGGGAGACATCCCGAATTCATCAGCGAACCGCCTCATCCGCTCGGAAGCTTTGTTGCGCAGGATCACCCATGCGCTGAGCTGCTGGTATCCGGTGCTCGTCGTCAGCACGCAGCCTGGCAGAGACTCCGGATCGGCCGCGTTCAGCTCGGCGATCTTCCGCTCCGCCTGTACCATCTCAGCCCATGCCGCGCAGTACGCCGACAGCGCCGCCCGATCGATCTTGCTGATCAGCCCGAGCGACCGCAGCTCAGCCGCGACGCGTCGCCATTCCCTTTTCGCCTCATCCTGCAGATGCCCAGGGCAGGACGGAATCTCCACCGGCGGATGAACCCCATCCAGCAGCCGCGATGCCGGCAGCTTAGACGGGTTTCCGCGCAGCACATGCACGTTTGCCGGCAGCGGCTTCGGCCCGCGCGCGCCCACGATCTAACCCCCCACCCCAAAAACCCCCGACCACTCGCGCGAGGT